AGCCGGGATTCCTTGGTGTGAGAACCCGTCAGGAGCTCCTGATATCTCGCGCTTACTTCCTGCATCGCTCACCTCTCGATCAGCGGGAATGTGATCCCGCTCCACCAGTCCGCGCTCGGCTTTGACAGAAGAAAGGTGGCCGGGTTGTTGTTGGAGTACATCGTCACGCCGGGGCGGAATCCGTACATGGGATCGTAGTAGTCCACCGTCACATATTCCGGCAGAATGGCGTTCAGCACCGTCATGGCCTCGGCGTCATTCAGCGGCCGGCAGGTGATGTCCAGCCGGATCTTCGTCGCCACCCTTCCGCGGTGCATGGTGGCATCCATGGTGCGCCCGGCGTCCGGTGCCTCCGCGTCGGTGCGCTGCCACTTGACGCCCTGCGGCGCGATGTACGGGATGAAGTCGATCCCGCCGATCTTCAGCTGCATCTTCATGTCCGGCCCCTCCTTATCCGTTCAATCTGGCGCTGTTGCGCTGCTGCTGGGCGATGAGTCTGCCCAGGTCCAGGTCGCCGCCGCGGCCTTCCTGCTCCCGCATGGCGGTGATGATCTGCTGCGCCACCGCGTAGATGGCCGTGATCACGCCGTCGTTGGCGTCACTCACGCCCATCCGGATGCCGCTCACGATCTGGTCGCTGTTGGCCACACCCACGTGGCTGCCAAAGCGGCCCACCATCTCGGCGCTGCCGTTCTCGTTGGCCCAGAACAGGCCCGCCGACTGCATCACGCCGCCCTCCGCGAAGTGCGGCGCCAGAAATGCCGACCCGAATTTCCCAACCTTGCCCCATGTGCTGCTGCCGCCCTTGCCGGATGTGTTGAACATCGACGACAGGCCGAAGAACTGCCGCACGGTGGCGATGGCGTTCTGTATTTTCGCAACGGCGCTCTGCACCTTGTTGACGATCGTCTGGATCTCGTTGACGATGGGTGCCTTGATGTTGTTCGCAAACCAACCCGGAATGTCGCTGATGAAATCCTCCAGCCCCTGGAGGGTCATTTGTAGGGCGTGGCACACGTCATCCACGAGCACCCGCAGGCTGTCAAACTTCTCCATCAGCTTTCCGGTGTTGCCGATCATACTGAAAGCCTTTATGCCGAAGAAATCTCCGATCCCCCCGATGGCGTTGTAAAGGCTTGTGGTATCTACCGTCTTCCCGCTGAGGAAGTCGTCGACGCCGGCGATTGCGTCCCGCAACGAATCAAGACCCTTCGCAAACCAGTCCAGCGAATTTGGAATAGCCACCTCTGCCGCCCAAATGGTCAGCGGCTCCAGTATCTCATCATAGACAGGCCCCAAGGACACCTTGATCGTGTCACCCAGCGCCTTCGCCGATTCCTTCAGCCGCCCCCAAGCGGCCTCCAGTCTGGAAAAGTCCATCTTGTCCACGGTTGCCTTCAGCCGCCGCAGGATCTTCTCCAGCGCCGTGCTGCTCTCCCCGGCCTCCTCGGCGGCGTCCCAGTCGATGCCGGTAAAGCCGCCGCCCACGTCGCCCAGGCCGCCCGTGCCGCTTCCGCCGCCGCTGGCAGCATCTGTGGCCGTACTGGGATCGGTCAGCAGGTTCAGCTCGTCGATGCCCAGGGAGCTCAGCTTCCGGGCCGCCTTGGCGGCCTTCTCCGTGTTCTTGGCCGCGCCGCCCATAGCGTCGGACAGGTTGTCGCCCGCGTCGGCGGCGTCGTTGATGCCGCTGGCCGCCGCGCCGATGCCGCCCCCGGCCGCCGCCACCGTCTTAGTCTTCATGCCAAACACGTTGGCAATGGCCTGGGCCACCCGTCCGGCCCACGCCGCGATTCGCTGCAGCGCCGCCGCTACCGTGTTCAGCAGCGGTAGAAATGCCGTGGCGATGGTCATCACCGCCTTGCCGAACTGCTCCTGAATGTCGCCCAGGGCGAATTTCACCTGCTGCAGGCGGCCTGCCGGCGTCTGCGCCAGCGCTCGGTTCATGCCGCCCACGGATTCCTCCACCACCTGGGCCAGCACCGCGGCCCGCTGGGCCTCGTCGCCGTATTTCAGGATAGCCTCCTGAGCCGCTGTGAAGGAATAGCCGTACCGGCTCAGCGCGCCGGTCTGGCCGTTCATCACCTTGCCCAGCATAGTGGCGATGTTGGCGGCGTTCTCGCTGCTGGCCGCCATGCCGTACTGCTGGGCCAGCATGTCGTTCATCACCGGCAGCAGCATCTCCAGCGAGTCGCTCAGCCCCAAGTAGGTAGCCAGCTCCACCGCGCCCGCCTTCGTCACCTCCGCGTCGATCACGCCCAGACGCTGCTGGGCGTCCGCCAGATCCAGCACGCTGCGCCACTGCTCTTTGGTGGCCCCCATGGTGTTTTTCATCACCTGGGCCAGCGCCGCGTTGTTTTCCTGCACCTCGTTAAAGGCCGCCGCCGCGTTCTTGGCGGCGCTTACAATGCCCGCCAGGCTTACGGCGATGCCCGCCGCCCCCAGCACCTTGTTCATGCCGCTGATAGCGCTGTTCAGCTTGCTGGTGGATCGGTTGATGGCGCTCATCATGCTGCCCATGGACTGGCTGGCCTTCTTCGACTGCGTCGTCACCGCCGAAAAATCCGCGCCCACGCGCAGCATCAGATTTTTGATAACGCCTATCGCGTCCACCTCCTCTCTATCTTACTTGCCTCCCCCGTGTAAGGGGAGGTGGCACGGCAAAGCCGTGACGGAGGGGTTGTCGGCGGCTATACCGCCGTAGTATCCATCTTGTCTTTGAAGGCACGCCTCACCCCGCCGCTATTCCTCGCCCCCGCCAAACATCCGGTTCAGCGCCGCCACCTGGCGGTACAGGGCGTCATCGTCCATGTCCCCGCCCTTTTCACGGCCTCCGTGGCGGGGGAAAAGGGTCTCCAGCGCCGGAGCATGCTTGGCAAACAAACATGCCCGCAGCACCATGGCCGCGCTGTAGATGTTGGCCTCTGTCAGCTCCTGCTCCTGCCGCCGCAGCTGCCCCGTCGCCCGCACATACACATTCAGCTCCCGGACGGTCATGCGCTCCCACTCCGCGGGAGACAGGCCCACTTGGGCGGCCAGACTCAGGCTTCCTTCCCAGTTCCAGCCGCCGCCGGAGGGTTTTCCTTCTCATCGCCAGGCGCTTCCCCGGCGTCTTCGCCGTCATGTACTGCCTCGCCCACAGCCTCCACGGCCTTGGCGTAGATCTCCAACACTGGCAGCTTATCCAGCATGTCCTCCACCTGACCGGGCGTCAGGCTATCGTCTTGCGCCGCCAACATGCAGTACACCGCCGTAGTCATCAGATCATAGCGCTGTACGGCCTGCTGCATTTCCGGCACGCTGACCTTCGTCAGCGCGCTGAATTGCCGCATGGCCTTGTGGCTGAATTTCAGCTCCCGGGGCTTATCCAGATTCAAAATGACCATTGCCGCCCCTCCTTACACGCTGGTTGTAGCCGCCAGCGTGGGCTTGCCGCTGACCTTCAGCGTCGCGTCAAAGGTGATGGCGTCGTCCACGTCCGCAGCGGTGGTGAACTTGGTCACGCCCGCCTTAAAGCTCCACGTCTTGCCGATCTTGGCGGGGAACACGATCTCGCAGTCCACCACGTCGCCGCTCTCCAGCAGCTCATACATGCGGGTCTGTCCCTCGTCCTCGCCGTCCACATAGCCGCTCACGGTCACCTCGCCGCCGTCCTTGAAGCCCGGCAGATACTCCCGGTAGCCGTCCGTGTTGCCCATGTCGGTCACTTCCACCTCGTCGGCGCTGGCGTCAATACCGCTGACGGATTTCAGGCCGCCCACCCCCACCTTGGTGTTGCCGGTCTTGGCGGCGATCTTCAGTTTGGTTCCTACGCTTCTGCTCTTTGCCATGGTTTAATCTCCTTCCTGATAGTCGATCCGCAGCACATATGCCCTGCGGAATTTGTTCACTTCCATTTCCTTAATGTCCGGGCTCTGCTGGGTGATCCGGGCCCGCTCGATGTACACGCCCCCGGCCTGGATGCCCCGCAGCCGCTTCATGGCGGCGGCGGCCAGCGCGGCGGTGGCCGTCATGGCGGCGTAGCTGCCGGCCACGATGTGGACCTCCACCTCCGCCGTCTCCAGCCTCGTGCTGCCCTCCAGCACGTCCTCCTCGCTCCACGTCCGGACCCGGTAGAAGGCGAACAGCGGCTCATCCCGCAGCGCCTCCGCCGTGTACACGTGACCGGAAAGCCCCCTCACGCCCTCCAGCGCCGTCTTGATGATCTGCTCAGGACCCATGTTGCTTCGTCCACTCCTTCTGAATCGCTTCGTTGAATTTCTTGGCCATCTCAGCCTTGACCGGCTCCCGCATAGCCTCGCCCTCGTCCCGCATGAAGTGATAGCCGGGAACATAGCTGAGGCCGTTCCCCTCGCTTCGGGTCAGAAAGCCATATTCCATGCTGGCGGGGTAGTAGGCGTGGTCGGACTTGCCGCCCGCCTCACCGGGATTCTGAATGGGCCGCTGGAGGTACTTGTTCCACGTAGGATCAAAAATCACCTCATAGACCTTCTTGCCCTTGTAGCGGCTTTTCTCTCGCTTGGTGGTCAAAGCCTTCTTCATAAGGCCGGTGTCCACCGGCATTTTGCCGCTTTTGCGAATGGCGCGCGCGGTCAGCGTCGAACCTCGCCGCGCTGCCGCCGTCACGACCTTCGCCGGAAGCTTCCCCATGGCGTCAAAGGTCTTCTTAGCCTCCTTCAGGTCCTTCATGTCTACGGTAACGCCGTATTTTCCGTAAACCGATCTTTGGACCGCAGCCACGCGGGCCGCCCACTTATTCGCCACCGTTCACCTCCTGCACCATCAGCAGCAGGCTCTCGTGCCGCTCCTCCCAGTCGATCACCGACTGGATATAGAGCTTCCGGCCCTCCAGCAGCAGCCGCATCCCCGGCTTGATGCCGCCCCGGTAGCGCATCCGCACCTTGTGGCTCACCTCGCTCTGGGCCTGCTCCGCGACATAAAATTCCTTCCCGCTGATGGGATCCACCGCCGCCCACACAATGCACACGTTGCGCCAGTTTTTGTCGTCAGCCCACCGGATGTCTCCGTAGCCGTCGGCTTCTCCCACGTACCGTTGCACCACCACACGGTGCCGCAGCTTTCCCGCGTCCAGCATTGCTATCTCCTTTCCCGTGCCCAACTTGAGCACCGATCTCGTTTACCCGCGGCCCTCCGTGCGAGCGCCGCACCCCTTTGTAGGGTGGGGCAAACCCCACCCGCCGCCGTGCCCGATTCGGGCACAAACCAGACAACGCCGGAGCCGCCCCACGGCAGCCCCGGCGTTCCTCTCAGGACTGCGTGGGTCTCGTCAGCTTCAGCTGGGTGATGATGGGCCGGATGCCCAGCGGCAGCGCCGCCTCCGTGCCCACCGCGTCCCGGTGGTCGTAGTAGTGCAGCGTCAGGGCCCACAGCGCCAAATCGTAGCGGGCAGCCCTCGCGCTGCCGCCCTCGCCCCGCTCTGCGCCCGCGGCGGACAAATACTCCGCCGCCGCGTCATACAGCTGGCCGATCAGCTCGTCATCCTCGTTGCCGTCCACCCGCATATAGGCCTTACACGCGGCGATCTGCAATTCCGTCGCCATCTACGCCACCCGATCAGCCGCCGGTAGCGGTCAGGGTCACCACGGTGGCCGCCTGGTCCACGCACAGGTTGCCGCCGGCCATCACCTCGCCGCGCACGGCCAGCAGGCCTTCGGCGAACTTGTAGTCCTTGCTGACCTCCACCGTGTAGTTGCCGAACAGGCCCAGCAGATAGGCGCTCAGGTCCACATACACCATGGTCTGGATGGCCTTGGCGCCCTTGGTGGCGGTGCTCAGCGCCGTCAGCTTATCCACCAGAATGTAGTTCACGATCAGGCCGCCGTCCTTGATGGTGCCGGTGTTGCCAAAGGTGGCGGGGTCGGGGGTGATCTCATACACGGCCCGCTTCTCGTTGGTGCCGCGGATGTCGCCCAAGGCGATCAGGTCGGCCTTGTTCAGCAGCAGAAAACCCGCGCCGGTGGTCTCGCTGCCGCCCGCACCCAGCACCAGCTTTCGCAGGAAGTCCGCGCCGATGGTGGCGGCGGACACGGTCATGGTCTTGGTGATGGCTTCATTCTTGGTGTTCACGGCGTTGGTCAGGCCGTAGAAGGTGCTGCCGTCGCCCAGGGCGATCAGTTCCACCACCTTGCGCAGCAGCGCCTTCAGCGCCAGCGCCTGCACCTTGGCCAGATAGTTCACCGGCGTCAGATTCTCGATGTGGCGGGACACATAGGCCAGCGTCTCTACCAGCACCGGCTTCACGGACGCCACGCGGAACACGGGGTCGCTGGCGGTGGGGGCGGTACCGTCGGTGCCCACGGCGGCGGCGGGATCGGTCTTCACGTAGGGCTCGTCCCACTGGGCGCAGCCGTTCAGATCCATCACCGTCACGTGGTCGATCACGGCGGACACCACTGTGTTGTTGTCGTGGATGGTGGTTCCCACGCGGGTGGGCTTGGCCAGCGTGTCGCTGCCGATCAGGGTGCTGTTCAGCGCCCGGCGCACCGCGATGTTGTCCATCACGATCTTCTGGCCGGAGCGCAGAGCGTTCACCTGGTTTTCCACAGCGGCAGCTTTTGCGCTGTCCTCCGCGCCCATGCCCTCCAGGGCGTTCTTCTCCTGTTCCCGCAGGAGATTCTGGATGGGGGCCATCTGGGCGTTCAGCTCGTCCACGGCCTTCATCTCCTTGTCGTAGGCCTCGCGGTCGCCCTTGTTCAGGGCGTCCTCGGCGGCCTGCAGGTGGCGGCTGCGGTCCGCAGCCAGAGAGATCAGCTTTTCCTTCATGTTCGTTACCTCCAAATTCTGTTTTTCTCAATGTTCAGGCGGGCTTCCATTTGCCAGCCGCTATGATCTTCGGGGCCCTGCCCCGTGGGGATCGTGCTTTCGGGCGCTCCGGACACCGGGTGGCCCTCTGCCGCCGCCCGCTTACCGCTGCGCACCTCATCTTCGTACCGCTTCACCAGCGCCGCCGTGTCCTGCAGGCCCACGCCGTTGGTCACGTTGGCCGGTGTCACCGTGGCGGGCAACGCGCCCTCGGCGCTCTCGCCTTCCGCCAGCATGATCTCGTCGGCAAAGCCCAGGGCCACCGCGTCCTGTGCCGGCAGCCACGTCTCCTCACTCATCAGCTGGGCGATCCTGGCCCGCCCGCACTTGCCGCCGCACCGCAGCTCGTAGGCATTCAGGATGCTCTCCTTCACGCTGTCCAGGTATCGGGCCATTTCCCGCAGCCCTGCGGCATTGCCGCCTGTTCTGATATACGGGTCGTGGATCATCACCTGACCCACCGGGCTCACCCGCCTTGTCTGGCAGCCCATCAGGATGGTGCTGGCGGCACTGGCCGCCACACCCTGCACCTCCGCCACCGTGGGGTGGCCGCAGCTGCGAAGCACGGAATAGATCTCAAACCCGGAATAGCACATGCCGCCGGGGCTGTTGATCTCCAGCACCAGCTCCTCGCCCTCCGCCAGCTGGCCGATGGCCGCCCGCAGGTCGCTTGGTGCGAAGCTGGGAATTTCAAACCAGTCGTAGATCCACTTGTCGCCGTCGTCTACGATCTGGCCGCTGCATTGGATCCTCATGTGTTACCGCCTCCGTTTTTCTGATTTCTCTGAATAGAGAGCTCCTTCCAGATCGAAAGGGGCACATAGTTCAGCGACGCCAGATACTCGTCGCCGCCTTCCACCTGGGGCATGTCCTCCAGCTCCCGGATGTCGTTCACGTTGAAGGCGCCAGCCTCCCGCATGTCCCGGTACCACTTGGCGCGGCTGGCGCTGTCGCCCCGCAGCTCTGCCATCATGTTTAGCCGGACCTCCAGTCCGTCGTCCCGTTCCCACTTGGGCAGCAGCTTATAGGTCAGCTCCTGCTCCCAGGCGGTCACAATGGGCTGCAGCGTGCCGGTGGCGTACTCGATGGCGTTTTGCTCGTTGCTGTTGTAGCTCTGCTTGCCCTCCTGGAGTTTGTAGAGCGGAACCCCGAAGAACCGGGCGATGTCCCGGATGCTCAGCTCCGCGTTTTCCACAAACTGGGCGTCCCGCTGGCTGATGGACAGGGGGTGGTATTTCAGCCCGTTGTCCAGCACCGCCACCCGGTTGGCGTTGGTGGGGCCCGCGTGGCGCTTTTCCCACTCTTCCCGGACCTTGTCCTTGATGCTGACCTTCCGCACGGTGCCGTCGGCCTGGGGCTCCTCCACGTATCCGCCAATGTCGGTGTCCGTCTCCAGCACGCCGCCGGGCTGGCCGCCGTTGCGGTAGTAGGCGGCGTTGTAGGCCTGGGCCGCCCTGCTTCCGGCGATCACCTCGCTGGCCCGCTCCAGCACGCTCACGCCGCTCCACCCGTTTCGGGAATAGGACGTCACGTGAACCATGTCCATCCGGTTTACCTTCTGGTGAATGCGGCCCGTATAGGGGTCTGTCACCTGGTACCACAGCTCCCCGGAGGTGTCCAGCCAGGGCCGCACCGCGTCCCACGGCAGGCCGATCAGCCGCTTCGGCCGCAGGGAAGCGCCGTCCCGCAGGATCCACATACACCCGTTGCCGCCCAGCAGCGCCCCGGCTTCCGCCACCTTCCTGGCGTCAAAGGCCGACTGCCAGGGGCTGCTCCTCAGGTTGAGGATCTCCAGCAGCGGATGCTCCACCCGCTGCTTGCTGTTCCGGTCAAACACGAAGGCCGGCAGCTTGGCAATGTCGCCGCTCAGCACCTCCACGCACCGGGCCACGGCGCTCAGCTTCATGGCCGCCGGGGCCGAGGTGTCGATGTAGCTCCCGGAGCCCAGCCCCACGCTCTCCACCGTCACCACGTTCTTCGGGGGCTGCGGCCTTCCGCCTGCCAGCGCCCGCACGCCCCGCATAAAGGCGTTAGCCATCGCGTCCGCCCTCCTCTCCGCCCAGGGCGTTCACTACGCCCAGCGCCGCCAACTCCACTCCCAGGGCGATCACGCCCGCCGGGAGGTAGATCAGCGCCACGCCCGCCGCCGTCAGCAGCAGTCCCGCCGTCAGCAGCGCCAGCGCCATCCAGTCCTGTCTCTTCATCCTGACCTCCTACATGCTCCACCCGCCCTGGCGGATGCGGTCCGCCAGCGTGGGGTTATTTCGCCGCAGCAGCGCCAGCGTCAGCGCGTTCATGGCCGCCGCCACCGGGTCGATGCGTTCTGTGTCGCCCTTGTGTTTCTTACTCAAGCGGCTGTCGCCGTTGCCGTTTACGGTCTCCACCGCGTTAGCCAGGCACCACATGGCCAGCGGGCTCTCCTCCATTACCAGCTTCCCCTGGGCCAGCAAGTCCCGGAAGCCCTTCACCGCCAGGTTCTGCCCGCTGCATGACTGGAAAATCTCCACGCAGAAGTCCTCATTATTCCGCCGCTGGTTCATGGCGATGGCCAGATCGGTAGCGTTGTGGCCGTCGTAGCCCACCTGGGTCACCTTCCAGCCGTGATCTTTCTCCCCAGCCACGATCCACTCGTCCACGAAGGCGTTTTCCGTCACCGCGCCGGGCGTCAGCGTCACATAGCCGCCCTTGGCCCACGCTGTATAGGGGACGCGGTCGGTGTGCTCGTGGCGCTGCGCGCCCTCCTCCGGCATGAACGCCTGCATTTTGATGCCCACCCGGTCGTCCGGCAGCAGCCACACCGCTGCCGCGCCGCTCAGGTCGATGCGCTTTCCCAGGTCAAAGCCGCACCAGCACTCCCGCCCGTCCGTCAGCGCCGCGAAGTCATCGCGGCTCACCTGGGCGCGTCTCGCCGCCGCCAGCAGGTTCTCGTCCAGATAGCGGTTCACCGCGCCGGTCTGCCACTTGTCCATCCGCCTGGTCAAAAAATTGCGAATTTTGTACGGGTCGTTGAAGGCATACGCCGTGGTGTACTCGCTGCGAATTTCATCCAGCAAATACTTGGCATACTCGCTGCCGTACCGCAGGCACGGATTGGCCTTGGCCCAGCAGGCCTCGTTGTGGGGGTCGTCCCCGTCGTCGATCTCCCGGATCATCACGAAGTAGGTCTCGTCCATGGGGATATCTCCCCGCAGCATGGCCTTCAGGTTCTCCTCTTCGGCGTAGCAGGGCTTGCGCTGGGCATCGTCCCCCGCCGTGGTAATGGCGTCCAGCAACGCTTGGGGCCGCTTGCCGAAGCCGGACTTGCCCACGTCGTAGATTTCCGAGGTGGGGTGGGCGTGGTATTCGTCCACCACGAAGTAGCTGGGGGCGGCGGAGTCCTTATTTTTGGTGTCCTTGCTCAGGGCCCGCATAAAGCCGCCCCGCGTCAGATGCACCACCGGGTTGCTCCGGGGTATCTTCAGCCGCTTCCGGATGTTGGGGCTGGCCTGGGCGATCTTTTTCGCGTCGCCAAACACTCGCATGGCCTGCCCCCGGTCCACGGCGGCACATTCCACCTCCGGTTCCATCTCAAACCTGGCCAGCTCCGGGTGATAAGGCGGATAGATCACGTCGGCGCACATGTGATAGAGGCACTGCCCGGATTTCTCCGTGCTCTTGTAGTTGCCCCGCGCCCGCTTGTTGTAGCTGACCTTGAAGCGCCGCGCTCCCGTGTCCTTCTGCACCCAGCCGTAGAGGTTGGCCAGGTCAAACACCTGCCAGGGCTCCAGCGTGATGGGCTTTCCCGCCGCCACGCCCCGCACCTGGATGCACTGGCCGAACCACCGCAGAATGCGATCGGCCCGCGTCACATCGAACACATAGGGGAAATCCTTCTTCCCCTGCCGCTTCAAATCGTCCAGGAACCGCTGGCAGGCCAGCCGCTCATACAGGCAGCACTGCTCCTTCAGCCGCCCCCGCACCACCTGCTTGGCATACACCGCGGCGGCGTGGTGCTGCCCCGTCTGGCGTTCCGGCCGTGCCGCGCCCACTGTGCATCCCTCCTTGCAAAAACAAAAAGAGCCAGGGCCAACAACCGCGCATCCTCTGCGCTGTCATCGGCCCCGGCTCTCTAAGCACTGGCCCTAAAGCTTATATTTCCCGTGCCCAATTCGGGCACCGATTTACCCATACAGATCCGCGTCCGGATCCACCTCCACGGCCGCCGCCCGCTTCCGGGCCAGCTGGGCCCGCCCCGCAGGCGTCAGCCCCAGATCCTTGGCATAGCTCAGAATGGACTTCTCCAGCTTCTGCAGCTCCGTGGAGAGGGCCGTCGCGTCCTTCGGCTCGATGCCCTTGACCCGGCTAGCCTTCTGGAGTTTATCCCGCCGGGAAAGCATAGCGCAGTAGATGGCCATGACCTCCGTGTCCAGGCTGTCCAGCAGCAGCACGTTGTCCATGCGCCCTAAGATCGCCGCCCAGTACCGCCGCGCCGCGCTGTCGCCCTTCAGGAGGGAGGGCGGCTTGTCGGGCGACAGCTCCACATGGGTCAGCAGCTCGCCCTCGGCCTCCGCCCTGGCGGCCGTCTCCGCCAGCGTCAGATGCTTTGTCATGTTGTCCAGCACCTTCCCAGGCGTCGCCATAGTCTCACATCCTCTCCCTGGCGGCCTCCGCCGCTTACTCCGTAGGGGCGGACGATTCTGTCCGCCCGCGCTGCGCCTTCGCAGCGCCTTGACCTGTTCCGCTGCGTTCCCGCCGCGCCTTCCCTCGGCGGGAGTCTGCCGGACGGCCGTCCCCGGCCGCCGGCAAATGAAAGGAGGATACTTCCGGCCGAACTGCCCAGGCCCCGAACCACGGCCAAACTGCCAGGCCCCGAACCCTGGTCAGACTGCCCGGTTTCGCGCCCGGTCAGCCGCCCGGCACACTCCCGCCGTCATATTTCCGTCCTGGGCCAGACGGCCTACGTCAATACGCCGCGTGGCACGCAGCCCTTCGGCCGCCCAGCCCCAAACCCCCATGAGGGAATTTTTTCTATGCACGAGGGGAAGCGGGGCATCCACAGGGGTCACGCGAAATTTTGAAAGCCCCGGGGCGGGTCGAGGCCTGTGGCCTCCGCCCGCACGCGCCCACTGCGACGCGTTCCCGTACCCGACCGCGCGCCGCCGCGCAGGCGACGCTGGTCACCGAGAAGCCGCCCAGTTTTCGTGCTTCTGCATCAGCTGCTCCCGCGCCGTCTTCTGGTCGTGGTGTCGCTTGCAGAGGCTCTGCAGGTTCGATGGCTCCACGAATTTCGCCCAGTCACCGCGGTGCGGTTCGATGTGATCCACCACCGTGGCGCGGGTCCGGCCGCGAGGGTCGCCCGCGTCGTATGCCTGCGCGCACACGCGGCAGAACGGCTCCCGCAGGAGCTGCGCCGGACGAAGACTGTCCTTCCAGACCGGCAGGTTGTACCAAGCGTGATAGTCCTCGCTGACGCGGCGCTGGTGCCTGGGCCTGTGCTTATCGCACCAGCCATCCCGCGTCAGCTCCGAGCATCCGGCATGCCGGCACGGCCGTAACGGTCTACCCGCCATGGGCTATCACCTCCACGGTCAACGGGCAAAACAAAAAGAGCCGAGACCAACAACCGCGCATACTCTGCGCTGTCATCGGCCCCGGCTCTCAAAGCACTGGCCCTCATCCATGTCCACGATGTACTCCCGCTTGCAGTCATGGCAGAATGCTACGATCCGCCACGCCACGGCGTCCTTGGGTACCTGGATCACTTTCTTGTTCCGGCAGCCAGCGGTTGGGCACCGCAGGTAGCCGTTCTTCACTGTCAACATTCTACCATGCTTTTCTTCAATTCGCAAGCCCTATTCGCTCCTTTCGTCATTTGCTGAACTATATTTCAAGTCTTATTCTAAGAATCAAGCGCTTACTTCCGCCTGGCCTTCCGCTCCGCATCAATGGCGTCCAGCGTGGGCCGCAGCGGATCCTGCTTGATGTACCATCCGTAGTAGTAATCCCCAAACTGATTATACACATGATTGCCGCCCTTGCAGCGCGGGTAGTCCGGAAACGAGATCTCGCCGCTGCTGTCTTCCCACCGCTCAGGCGGCGGCAGCTGCGCCGTCAGGCTGCGGCTGGCCACCCATGTGCGGGCGTCGATGGGGATCACCACGCCGTCGGTGCGCTCCTTGCAATAGTACTTCGCCGTGCGCCGGTAGGTGTCATACGGCCCCAGCAACAGGGGCTTACCCTCCACGAAGCCGTTGGTCCACAGCTCCTCCATGGCCAGCGGCGGAAAGTCGCTGTACCGCACCGTCAGGTGGATGTGGTAGCGGTGGTCGCCGTGCTTACCCTCGATCAGATAAACGTAGTCGAAGGGCCGCCCTCGCCACCGCTTCAGCTTGTAGAGGAACCGCCGCCAGGCCTTCCGCACCTCCTTGAAGGTAGGCGGCAGACAGTCGTCGGCAAAGGTCAGCGTGTAGCTTTGGCCGTCGAAGCCAAACAGCGCCAGCAGCAGCTCCAGCCGATCCACGCGGCTGCGGCACACGCTGGAGTCCCGCGGCGGGCGGAGAATTCTGTTCTTCTCCGCCCGATCATGAGGGCTGTCCAGCCTGCTGAGCTTTGGCCGGATGGCGCGGGACTCCTTCACCAGCGGGCCCGCTACCTGTCGGCAGCACTGCCACCGCAGGTCCTCACTCATGAGCCACCTCGCCATACAGGGCATAGCGGAGGATGTTGGCCTCCCGCCGAAGTCCCTTCGGCCCATACCAGGCACCGCCGGAGAACGCCGCCAACCAGCAAACCAAGTCACCGCGATACGAGGCGCGATGCGTCTGCACATCGTGTGCGATCCAGGCAACATCATCTCTGCTGTACCCGCATGCCATCAGCAGCTTAACGTATCGTTTTCGGGTCATTTCTCACCCTCCTTTCCGGCCGCTGCCAGCGCGGACAAAATGTCCTGCACTGTGCGGCGAAGCCACGGATCAACGGCCCTCCATGTGCTTACAAGCCTGGCGCACACGTCGCGGAGCGCGCCCCTGGCCCGAAGGTATGGCTCCAGAGCCGCAAATGCGCGGGCATATTTGCCATACTTGAAAAGGTCGATGGCCGCCCGGGCCTGCGCTAGATTGCGGGTATAGCCGAATGACATCAACAGCTTAATGTATCGCTTTCTGGTCATCCGACCACCTTCCTCTCCAGAATCACCTGCCGATACTCCTCCAAAAGATCAACCATCATGTCGATGTTGCCCTCCCGAAGATCGCCCTTCACCCGAAGATCACAGAGATCGTTAATTTGCTTGATTTTTGCCATCGCTTCACAGACTGTCATTTCGCTCCTCCTTTGCCGCGATCTCCGACCGGATCACCTGCTCGATGGCCCGGCAACTGTCACGATACATGCAGACCACGGCACAGTCGTCAGCATGCGTTTCCGCCTTGTCGAACAAGGGGACACACCACAGCGTCGAGCGCCGCTCGGCCGTAGGCGCAAAGTGGCCGCACTTATGACAATAGCTTTCAACTTCCAAAGTGATCATTTTCCACCAAACACTTTCTCCGGATACCGCACCTCCCAGGGCTGGAAGGCGCTGCCCATGATGCGCGCCAGCTCCCGGTCGATACAGCCCTTGGTATAATCCATATTCGCGTCGCCCTTGGCGTTCTCCAGACACAGAGAGGCGTAGGCCTCAAAGGTTTCCCGGTACTTCTCCAGAAACTCCGTGGCCCGCTTCTCGCCAAAGCCGAAATCCTGTCCCAGCGTGATCAGCGCCATGTCCTCGCACTGCTGAATGGTGAACAGCCGCTGCAGGTGCATGTTCTGCCGCTGGTTCTCCTGTACCTTCCGCAGGAAGCCGCTCTGCTTACCCATCGCACGTCACCTCTGGCGCATCCGGCAGCAGGCTATTCACTCTGTCTGCCATCTTCGTTTCCTCCTTCCAGCTTATCCAGTGCGGCGGCCACCTGCCGCCACATTTCGATTGGGAATCGCTCCCGGTCGCACATCCGGGTTAGCTTGTCGGCGTTCACGTCGCCGCCGCACAGGGCCGCCAGACGGCCCATGCAGCCCGGGCCCCACTTGGAGCGATAGGCCACCAGCCGGTCGGCGGTGTCCCGCTTGAACCGGGCCGCCTCCGACGCGCCGGAGGGCCGGGCGGTCTCACGCGCAGCGCTCACCGTACCCCCCCCTTCCGGCGTGCCCGACTTGGGCTCGTTGCGGCCCTCCGCGCCAGGAGCACCCTTCAAGCCGATGTCCACAATACCTTTGCCGGCGCTCCGCAGGGCACGCTGGGCCAGCACCAGCAGCTCGATCAGATCATAGCCCTGATGGCACACCTCCACGCGTTTCTTCAGGTAGTCCGCCAGCGCGGCGCACTGGTCGTGGGTCAAATCAATCGCCGTCACGCTGCCGCCCCCCCCTCAAGCACACGCTTGATCACTTCATCCGCACCGGGAACCATGTCGACGCTGACACATTTGGACACGCGCGAGGTGTCCCAAACGGGAGAGCTGCTGCCAATAAGCGCAGTCACGGAGCCGCGGAACACCGCCGCGCCCAAAGCGTCCCGGCCTTCCAGGCCGCGGTAGATGGCAGCGATCGCGCGGACGGCATCAATAGCAATGTCGATCGCGGTTCCATGGACTTCCTGATGGACATGTTCATCGTCAACTGTAAGCTTAATCATCGTTCTCCTCCTTTTCCACCTCCGGCAGCCGAAGCCACCGGATCACTGTCATGCCGATCTTCTTATCCAGATTTTTGAACATCCACGCGCCGCCCAGCCAGCGCAGGAAGCAGCGCACGGGCTTCCCACCGTCGCCGGGATCTACATCGGCGACGACTTCACATTCCTCAGGCGGCGTCAGACCGCCGGGCATCCACGACGCCAGCACCACCTGGCCTGGCTCCGCGGACGCGGGCCGCAGCTGATCCGTCAGCCCCAGCAGGTAGTCGGTGGAGCAGTGCAGCGTCTGCGCCATGCTGGTCAAGTCCTTCGTCCGGTACGGAATGATCTCGCTCAGCCCGTAGTTGCTCATGTCCTCCGGGATGTCGCCCTGCAAGATTTTCCTCAACACCCCAACTTTGGCCAGAGACGAGTAGGCGGATTCCCACTTCGTGTCGTCGTCCATCCCCGCTGCGTCGGCAGCCCGGACGATCCGCGCCGCGTCCGCCATAGCCTTCTGCACGGCTTTGCTGCGGGCCTTGGCGGCCTCCCGCTCCTCGCTGTCCTTCTGCTTGGCCTTGGCCTTTTCGTAGACGGCGCGGGCCTTGGCGCACATCTCCGCGCACGCCGCGCCGCATGCGCTGCCGTCCACCCTATGAGCACCGCCCGCACTGCACTCTACGCAGCACTTGCCGCCGCTGCAGCGCTCCCAGTTGTAGCAGGTCAGGTTATGTTTCAGGAATTTATCCCGCTGAGTACAAACCCCGCCGTCCGGACACTTTAGGCCGATGACGTCATAGCAAAACCCCGTTTTCATTTTTGCACCGATTTCTCGAATATTGCTGGCCGTGGGCGTTTTCTTGGGGCAGACCCGCTTGATCCGCTCCTGCACGGCCTGCGGCAGACCGGCCAGCGCGTCGGCGGTGTCCTCCGGCAGGTCGCCGGCGTCCCACAGGGGCTTGTAGCAGGGGGCCAGATGCGCCTCGATCTTCTTCAGCCGCCCCAGCTTGGCCCGCTTGATGTTGCAGGCCTCCGCCACATGGTCGATCATGCGCCCGGGGAACTCATAGCCCTGCTCCTTCAGCTGGTAGAATATCTCCTCCAGCCGCGCGGCCTGCTTGCCGATCTCCGCATTGGTCAGCACGCGGGTGTGGGCGTTGGCGAAGATCAGCTGCATCTCGTAGACCAGGGCGTTCCCGCCCGTCTTCCGGATGCACGGCACCTGCCGGAATCGCTCCTTGCCCTCGTCCACCAGCAGCTGCAGCGCCGCCCTGCGCCGGTGGCCGGAGATCAGCACCACATGGCCGTCCTCGCCGGGCCGCACCAGCAGTGGCTGCTGCAGGCCCACCGTCTCGATGTCGCCGGCCAGATCGGGGATGTCCCTCAGCTCGTAGAAATTGCTGGGGTCGCTGTCGATCAGGTCAATGTCGATGTACTCGATCTGGTCGCGGCCCTCCGTTCCCGATTCGGGAACATCGCGCGCCAGCGCCCGGGTCAGTTCGCCCAAGTCAAACTTTTTCGAGGCTTTACCGGCCATCCGGATCACCTCCGCCCATCTTCGCGCCATTCTCCACAAAGTTGCAGACCCTGGTCGCACAAGAGATGCACAGCTGCTTTTCCGCGGAGAACGATGACTTAAAGGCCACGACGCCGTAGTGATTAAAATCCATGCTCACGCCATCGACTTCGTAGTCGATCTCACGCCCGCACATATCGCAGAACACTTTGACCATCAGCCTGCCACCTCCTCGCCCAGATACTCCTTGACCCACGCCCGGTAGTCCTGCGCCGCATTGCTGCGGGGACTGTACTCGTCCAGCGGCTGCTGAGCCATGGTGGAGCCGTCTACGGGGCTCGACCACCGGATCACCGTGTCGAACACCTTCAGGCCCGGCGCGTTCCGCAGCACCTTCTCGCCCGTCAGCACGGCGTTATCTTTTCGCCACTGGGTGATCAGCACGCCGTCAATGGCGTCGCTGCCCGCCGTCCGCATAGAGCGCAGCTGTGCCCGGAGCTTGGCCACGCCCCGCAGGGAAAAGCCGTCCACCTTGGTGGTCACCACCACGCCCTCCGCGGCGTTCAGGGCGGCCACGCTGCCGGCGCTGAAGCCGGGCGGGCAGTCAAAGATCATGTAATCCACGCCATCTTCCGCTGCCGCATCCCGGAAGTCCTCAAACGGCTTGATGGACACGCTCTGCCCCGCCTTGATGGCGGCGATGTCCAGAGCGTACAAGGACGAGTCGGCCGGCAGCAGCGACACCAGACCGTCGCTGCCCAGCGGGATCACGTTGTCGCTCCACAGCGGCTCAGCGCCGCCCATCAGCAGGTCGGTCACCGTAATGCCGCCATCCTCCAGCGCGTCCAGCGCCGCCTCCTGCAGGTAGAACTCCGTCAGATTGGCCTGACCGTCGCAGTCCACCAGCACCACCGACTTACCGGCCCGCCGCAGCACGTCGGCCAAATTGAGGGCCGTGACCGTCTTACCCACGCCGCCCTTCAGGTTCATGATCGCTATTGTTCTCATTCAGCATCGTCCTTCTTTCCGCCCGGGTGAGCCATATGCTCTCCCGGTATGTATAATTTTTCGTGCGCCGCTCCACCACCGCGAAGCGCAGCTCCGGATGGATCCACGCCACCCAGCCCGGCACGGGCTTGCTCTTGATCTCGCCCGTCACGCCGGCGCGGTTGCAGTACGGCACAAACATGATCTTGTCGCCGATTTCCATCGGACACCTCCTCAATTCGCCCCGCCAGCCGTTCCAGCTTGTATTGGCGGTACTTGTCCACAGTTCCCTTGCAGTCAAACAGAATCACCAACTGCTGAAGCATGATCTGCACGTCGGCGACCTCCTCTGCAATGGCTTCCACGTTGTCCCGGCCACGACAGCGCTTGCAGAGTTCTTTTGCCAGTTCGCTCATTTCCTCGATGGCCATTGTCATCTGCGCCCTTTCCCCGAATGCCTCCAGCGCTGCACGGCAGATTTTGTCACCAGACCCCCCATTGGCCCACCGCAGCGCTTCTATCTCCCGCTGCTGGTTCTCGATCAGGTCGGCGGCGGCCGGAGCCAATACTTTACGACACGGTTCACGGCTTATCTCGTTCATTGGGCAATCTTCTTCGCAGTCTCGCCCCGGTTTTGCACAGCACCGCAGCGCGGTCACGATCTCATCTCTTGTCATGTCATTACTCCTTTTATCCAGGAAATTCTTCAAAAATGCACGTCTGGAACGCCGCCTGCATATTTACCCGCCGTGCAAGGCGTACGGCACAAACATGATCTCGTCGCCGATTTCCATCGGACACCTCCTCAAAACGGCATGTCACCGTCGTCTTTGATCTCTGTCAGCTTGACCTGACCGGGAACGGGGTCCGTGCGCTTCCCGGCGTTCTTGGCCTTCTTCGCCTTGGCTTTCTCAGCAAAGTGCCGCATGACGGCCTGGCCGTTCGGCCCGGCCATAATGGCCATCCGCTGCTTGGCACCGTCGAAGTGCATCAGCCAGCTCTTCAGCGGGCCTTCCTTCTGCTTGGCCAGCTTCAGGATGCGGGATTCCTCCGGGTCCACCTCCACGCCGTCGATCTCCGTTCCCGGCTTGGGCTTGTACAGCAGCAAGATGATGTCAGCGTCCTGCTCCAGCTGGCCGGTCTCCTTCAGGTCGTGCATGGTCGGCTCCCGCCACTTGGACTGCTTATCCGGGCGGGACAGCTGCGCCAGCTCCACCACCAGTGTGCCGCTGGACTGGGCGAACATGTGCATGGATCGGCTCACCGCCGCCATGGCCTGCGTCTGCCCCAGCCGGGGATCCGTCTCCGGCACGATCAGCTGGACATAGTCCACAAAGACGATGTCGAAGCCATAGGACCTGCTGATAGCCTGAATCTGAGAGGCGGTCATGCCGCCGCCCCGAAGAAGCACCAGATTGCGGCTCGTAAAGTCCTGTCCGCCCTCGGCCACCCGGTACCAGTCGCTCTCCCGCAGCTGGTACCGCTTGATGGCCGTAAAGTCCACGTCGATAGCGCCGGACACCAGACGCACGGCCAGCTTCTTGGGCTTGGTCTCCAGGCTGAAAAAGCCCACCTTGTAGCGCTTGGCCATGTGATAAGCCATCTGCAGCGCCAGCAGCGTCTTGCCGCTGGAAGGCTCACCGCCCACAACGATGACGTCGCCCAGCTCCGTAAAGGTGCTCTCGTCCACCTCACGAATGCCGTAGCTGACGTACTCCACCTTCTCGTCGGTGTCCTGTGTCGACATGAAGTAGCGGTAGGCGTCCGCCATTGTCCACGCCTCAATGCCGCGCCCTGCCGATAGCATCTCACCCAGTGCGGCGATCTTGCCCCGGCAGCCCTCCAGCGTGGGCTCTGCCATCAGGTCGTGGGCCATGTCCCGGATGCGTGTCAAAACGGCCTGCTCGTGCATAATGGCGGCATATTCCCTCCAGTTGGCGGTGGTGGGCACGACCTCCATCAGCTTCATCAACCGATCAGTATACTCCGCCCCCAGCTGGTTCCGGAGCGTCACCGGGTCTATCGGCTTGTCCTCCAGCAGCAGCGCACGAGCCGCCTGATAGATCCTGCGGTTGGCAGCATTGCCAATGTCCGCCACATCCACCGCCGCCAGAATAGATGGCGCCAACCGTTCGTCCAGCAGCAGCGCGCCGATGACGGCGTTCTCCGCCTCCAGCCAGAGCTGGGCGGACATCTTCACATCAGACATCCGTCACCCCCCAGCCGGAATCGCGGCTTTTCGTCGTCGGTGGGGCCCTTGGCCGTCTGCGTCGCCTGCGGCACCTCCGGCATCTCCAGCACCCCGCCGTTGCGGCGGATGCTGTTGAGCCACACGGACACCGTCTTGACGCCGTAGCCCCTGGCGTACTGGTCATCATACTTGAGCTTCAACTGCAGCCAGCGGCCCATGTCGCGGATCAGCTCCGGAGAAGGCTTCAGTGCGTTCCATGCGCGGCGGGCCTCGCCCTTGTCGCCCTTGCTGGTTTTGGTCACAGAGCCGTCCGAGTTGGTCTTCTCGATCACGGGGTAGAAATCCCACAGGCCCTCGAACCGTTCCGGCTCCCATTCCGCCTTTTGGCCACGCTTCCCCCTTTGGGGGGTAAGGGGGGTATTATTCACTGTATTATTCAACATATTATAGACTCCGCAATTTTGCGGAGACCCCCTCCGCAATTTTGCGGAGACCCCCTCCGCAATTTTGCGGACACCCCCCACAGCCACACCGGCGTAGATGCGCCGCTCGGTACCGCCGCCGCAGGGCGCCATCTCCACCTCGATGTGACCGGCGTCCCGCAGGGCGGAGACCAGCCGGGTCACTGACTTGGTGGCCCAGCCGAACAGCTGGGCAAAGTACTCGTTGGAGGCCCAGCAGTAGCCCTCGTTGTTGCACAGGGCCGTGATCTCGCCGTAGAGCAGCTTGGCGTTGGCGGGGAGGTCATCGTCATAGCGCACGTCGGCCGGGATCACCGCCCAGTACGCCGGACGCTCTAAATTTTCTGCCATTTTCCCAAATTCCCCCTTGCCAGTTCAAGTAATTTCTGCTACAATATTAGTGTTCTCATTCGGCAGATTTGATCTGCCCTGACCGCTTTTCGGTGCCAGCCGAAAGGCGGTCTTTCTTTTTGCCCAGCGATTCCGCCAGCGTGACCGTCGCCGAAGCCATCGTCCACGCGCCCACGACAACCGCCGCGTAAAGGATGAAGTCACCCACACGTCTCACCTCCTTTCACATGCTCCTTCCTTCCGCCCTCTGGCGGCTGTTTTCATGCCGAGATGAACTGCATCACCTCGTCCGCACTGAACCGCAGGTGCCGGTTCAGGAGCCGAACGTCGGCTACCGTCCACCCGCCGGTGTTCATCTTGGTGCTCATGGTGGACTCGTTCATCCCGATTTTCCGGGCCAGCGCTGCCTGAGACGGGATGTCCCGCTCCGCGCACTTCATCCGGATCATGCGGCTCTGCTTTTTGGCCCGCTCCTGGCCTTCGTCCCGGATCAAATTGACCTTCGGCATGGTTACACCTCCTCCGTATACATCAGGGCCAGCGCGGCCTTGACGATCTCGCCTAATTCCGCCGTGATGGACAAAAACTCCGGCCACTCTTCATCATCGATCACGCCGTCCTCGGCGATCTCCAGCAACCGGTCGTCCCGGTGGCCGTCGGCAAACCGCATGATCCGCCGCACCAGCTTGATGACGTCCGTCGGAAACCGCTCCGGCCGGGCCTCCCGCACACACTCAGGAAGCAGGTTGCCGAACAGCTGAAGGTGCTGTAGTCCCAGAAACTGGGTGTTGTAGACGATGCACATGCGGGCCACCACGTCGCCCGCGGGGACGCGCTCGCCGCCCTCATAGGCCCGCAAACTGGTCAGGCTCACCGCCAGCCGTTCCGCGGCCGCCTCCTGCGTCAGACCTGCCGATTTTCGGGCGGTCTGGTAGATGTTTCTGCTGTTATCCTGCATGGACAAACAACCCTCCTTCCGCTATGCTTGACCTAGGCGCTGGGGCGTTACTGCGCCAACCTGAATACCGAGTAGCAGCGGTTTCCATCGTCGTCAAGAACGTCTTCGACCTTGCAAAGATGAGACAGCGCCTCACTCATTGGAGACCCGTAGGTTCCGCGCTCCCATAACCTGGAAGCCTCTGCCATTTTCCAGAAGCAGCCGACTTCGATACCGGCGTTGGGGCCAAGAAAAGAACAATACTTTCTAAATTTCGCTTTGATAAAATTCTCGCACCAGTCGACCTTGATGTCGACCTTGACGGCCTTCTTTGGCGCCATTTTGGATACCTCCTTGTCGTATTACTCAGGCGCTGGCGGAACCCACCAGCTCATCCAGCGAGCAGCCCAGCGCCTTGGCCAGCGCTACCGCCGTCACCAGCGACGGCACCTTGAGGCCGCTCTCGAACCGGTTGATGGCCGCCGCCGTCACATCGCACTGGCGGCCCAGCTCTGACTGGCTCAGGCCCTTGGCCTCACGCCGCCACCGGATGTTGTTGCTTAGTTGCACAATATCACCACCTTTAACCATGGTTAACTTGACAGGGCGCGAAACGGGTGGTACGATGGGAAAGAGAAAAAAATCAAAAGAAAACCATACGTACCACCCGTGTCTGCGCGCCGGCGTCACCCGGCAGCACAGGGGCGTTTGCCTCCATGCCTTTGCTTCTGGCTATGTGTGCGATAAAAGAGAGGGTCAGACTTCCAAGACATACTATGGGAGGACATTCCCGCGGGCCTGTCCGCCCGGGGGATGATTGGATTATAAAACCAACTAAACCAACTTGTCAATACAAATTTGCGAACTTTACCAACTTCTGATAGACTGCACAAATTATGTGAGGAAATTTTATGGCTTTTTACAAAAATTTTGTTTCGCTTTGCAATTCGGTGGGGAAATCGCCGACAGCGGTCATTCTGGAAATTGGTCTCGAAAGATCGTCCGTAACTCGCTGGAAGAAGGGTGGACTGCCGTCCGATGCCACTGCGCTTCGCATAGCGAATTACTTCAAAATAACAGCGGAAGAACTGATGAAAGATGAAAACCACCCCGCCGATGGCGAGGTGGTTGAGGAACGGGTTACGCCTGCGGAGCAGTATCTGCTGCGCCTGTTTCGGCTTGTGCCGAAAGAACAGCAGGAGACTGTTCTGATGGGGGTAGAGCTGACACTACGTAGTCAAGGATTACTGAAATAGCCACCTCAAGAGCGGCGGCGGGATCGCTGGAACTGCGGATCATCTGGAGCAAGCGGCTTTCTGGCGTTGACATGATATGTATCCTCCGTCCATAATTTATCGCTCACTGGCTGGGGCCAGAAAAAGATACACAGGGAGAGATGAGGATGGAATATAACTACTATGTGGCGGGAACATCCTATCGCGAAGCGAATCTGGAGCGCATGCTCAGCCGAAACCCTGATTTTGACGCTCCAAAGTCGTACATCCTAGACCACTACGGCGAAGATGACCACATCTACCGCTATCACCGCTACTACACTTCCGATATCAAGTTTACACCAGAGCCGACGAATCCGCACGACCCAAACGCGATCCGCATTGATGTGGACGGAAATTTTGTAGGCTACGTCAAGCGTGGCAGCACCGGAAGAATACGCAACCTGCTGAACACACCCGGCGCGTCTGTCCGCGCTGAGGTCTACGGCGGGCCGTATCGTTATGTTTACGTCGATGACTACGGCAATACGAATGCGCTGTATGGCGACTCGCCTTTTGGCTGCATGTATACGTTCACCGTGCCGGGAAGCGGGCCACAGGGTCAATACGTGGACGCTGATCCGGGACGAGCTCCCGCAAGGTATTGCCGCCATTGCGGCGCACGGATCGAAGCTGGCGCCAAGTTCTGCACCAACTGCGGACAGCCCTTGCCCGCCGAAACGCGGACAGCCGCGAAGTATTGTCGCAGCTGCGGTCGCCAGCTGCATATTAACGCGGACTACTGTCCTATCTGCGGCCAGTCCACCCACCAGCAGCCAGACGGTGCTACCAACAATGCAGCCTACGCGCCGCCCGGCAGAAAGCGGATCGACAAGTGGGCCGCGTTCGTCCTCTGCCTTCTCTTTGGCGGTCTCGGCGTCCACCGCTTCTATGAGGGCAAAGTCGGCACAGGCATCCTCTGGCTCTTCACCGCTGGCCTATTCGGTGTCGGCTGGGTGATTGACCTGATCATCATCCTCACCAAGCCTAATCCGTACTATGTCTAGCCCGTGCCCAACTTGAGCACGAAATGATTTGATAAGGCCCCGCCGTCTCCGCAACGCCGGCGGGGCCATGCATCCGGCCCGCGCCACCATCGCTTGCCGGGTGCACGTCCAGCGTAGCAATTTTCGGTCGGGTAGGTCAAGCCCGAATCTTGGCTTTCGACAGGGCTCGACGGCCAAGATTCGGGCCGGGCCGACCCAGAAAGGGGTCGAAGGAGAGGAAATGGTACAAAAGTTGCAAGAAAAATGCCGAGAGGCGCGAGACCGTCTCGGCTACACCAATCAGGACATCGCCGATGCAACAGGCATCCCTTTGTCCAGCGTCAAGAACTTTTTCGCGGCCACCAGCAAGGTACCCGGCCTCGTTTACGCCGGGCTGATTTGCAAATTTCTGGGCGTCTCTATCGACGAGTGCCTTTGCATTACGTCCGCCGAGGACGCCGAAGCGCGGCTGCGGCGGCAGCTGAAAGAGGATCATATAAATAGCGAAAACCAGCGGCTGACCGAAGTCAACAGCCTGCGGAAAGAATTGGACAAAAGTCGCCTGTCGACGATCCTTGTCCTGTCCTTTCTGTGTGCCGTCCTCTCGGTGACGCTGATTTTCTATATCGTGATGGATTTCCGCATCAAGGACGCGGGTCTCATCCAGAGTGGCCAGGTGGGCGCCGGCGCGTGGGGCATCATCGCCCTGGTAGCCATCGCCTTCGGCGTCATGTCCTCCGCGCTGTTCTCCGCCCTGCGCTACGCCCGCCGCATCGCCTCGGAGGAGTAGGGGGGGGGAGAGACGTGAAAATACCAAAGGCCACGAAGCTGCCCTCCGGCAACTGGAATATCAACATGATGGTCGACCGCCAGCGGATATCCATCACCGCCGCCACCAGGAAAGAGGTGGAGCGCCAGGCCGCCGCCATCAAAGGCGGCGCGAAGCTGGCACCCAAAAACAGTTTGACGGTGGGCGAGGCTATCGACAAGTATATCGAGAGCAAGGACGCCGTCCTGTCCCCGTCCACGGTGGCCGGGTACAGGCGTATCCGGGCTAACGCCCTCCAGGACTTGATGCCCCGCCCCGTGGACAGCCTGACGGCTCAAGACGTGCAGCGGTCTATCAACCTCATGGCGCGGGATAAGTCCCCTAAAACGGTGCGCAACGCTCACGGCCTCCTGAGCGCCGCCATGGCGGTGTACCGACCCGACCTGGTACTCAGGACGACCATGCCGCAAAAGCAGCGCTACGACATCGCCATCCCGTCGGACGACGATGTGGCCGCTATCATGCGCTCCGCTCAAGGCGAACCGGCAGAGCTGCCCATCCTGCTGGCCATCTGGCTGGGCCTGCGCATGTCCGAGATCCTCGGCCTCAAGTGGTCGGACGTGGACGGTGGCGTGCTGCACATCCGCCGCGCCCTGGTTGACGAGGGCGAGAAGACCACCAAGACCTACGCATCTCAGCGCGATCTGCTGATCCCGGACTACATCGCGGAGCTGCTGGCCCGCGCTCCTCACGACGGGGAACGCATCGTGATCTACACCCGCCGCGGGCTTTACGTCCGCTTCCAGGCCATCTGCCTCCGTGCCGGCGTCCAGCACTACCGATTCCACGACCTGCGCCATATTAACGCCTCTGTTATGCTGGCGCTGAACGTGCCCAATAAGTACTCGCAGGAGCGCCTGGGCCACGCCACGGACAACATGCTGCAAACAGTCTATCAGCACACGATGGCCGCCCAGCAACTCGCCGTCGCCGCCAAGCTGGACGACTACTTCAACGCAAAATTACAGACGGAATTACAAATGGAAAATCGAGAAACGCAGTAATATCAACGATTATAGCCGGATTTACACGGGGTTCGAATCCCCGACGGGGCACCAAACGAGAAAACCGAGGAACTATGCGGGTTCCTCGGTTTTCTTGCATTTATGCGGCCTAGGGGGATTTGCGGCATAGGTCGGCTATGCCGATTTTAAGCCGACCATTTGCAACTTTGGCGCAAAAATTACATATGGATTACAGACGGCAGGGGAGACTACGCACCACGGTACATCCCCTGCAAGGTCTTGACTTCCGCCGCCTTGTCGATCTGCTTCTGGTGCAGATAGTCATAGACGGCTTTCATGCCCTCGGGCGGCTCGCCCTTTTCCTGCCGGTACTTCTCGATCAGCTTCGCCACCTCGGTGTGCAAGATGGTCATGTGCTGCGTCTCTGCGGCGGAGAGATCGAAGAACACCTTCGACAGGTTGGGGTGGGTGTCCTTGTACTCCAGCGCACACTTGGCGTACTTGTGCGCATCGGCGATCTCGTCGTCAACCATCTCACATAGCATCTGGATCAGCTTCATGGGCGTCCTCCTTTCCCACGCTTTCCTCCGGGAGCGCGGCCCCGGCGACCTTCTTCAGGGCGCCGATCGCCGCGTTGCCCACTTGGTTGCCGATGCTGCGGCCGGTCTCCGTGGAGACCATCGCGCCCAGCAGCATCCCGACTAGCAACTGCAGCATCATGACCACCTCACGCGGTCTTGACCCGCAGCGCCACATTGTTGACGGTAGCGCCGCCGCCAGACAGCACCAGCGTCAGAGACGCACCGGCTACGCAGCATGCCTGCCGCACGGAGGCCGGGAAGCCCAGAACGACTTCGTCACCGGCCGCGGTGGCCGTGGCGGTAGCGGTGGCGCCGGGATAGGCCACGCCGTCCTTGTACAGCGTCGCCGTGACAGCGCCCGCCGCCGTGGGTGCCAGCGTGATGGACACATCCACGTCATAGATGCCGTCGCAGCCGCGGCCGCCGAAGATGTTGACGGCGTTGCCGTTCAGGCGGACGTCACAGCCATGCTGCCGGATCGTGCTGCCCAGAGGGATCACACCACCCTCGGCAACAGTGACAGGCGTCTGCATGGCGGCGTACAGGATAGATTTACAAGCCATACTTTACTCCTTCCTAATGGTCGGGCGGGGCTATAGCCCCGCCCGTTAGCCCCAAGCAGGGCCTTGCGTTTGCGCTTACAGGGTGCTGCCGTTGCAGCTGCCGCAGGTCGCGGGGATCACCTGACCGGCGCCGGTGGCCGCCACGCCGTACAGCGCAGGCTTGGTCAGCATACGACCCTCAATGGCATCCAGGCGGCGGTCAACGCCGCAGCAGAATGCAGACAGCTTCTCGCTCAGAGCATCGGTCTGCTTCTTGGTGAAGATACCGTTTTTGAGGCTCTGGTTCTCCATCTTCAGGTCGAAGATGGTTTCCTGCAGACGCTGCTCATAGATGCGGCTGGCCTGGCTGGTGATGGCCTCGGTGCTGGCGTTGATCGCCATGCGGGTGTCGTTGCTCTGCTGCTCGATCAGGTACTGGGTGTGGGCGGCGTCGATGATCTCCTGCTTCTCCACCTGGCAGTTGCTGACGCGGCTGCAGCCGTTGTCGGGCATCATGACAGGCATGTTGTTGCCGCGGCCCCAACCGCCAAAGCCATTGCCGAAGATGGCGAAGATCACGATGATCACGAACAACACCGCGATCCAGCTCATACCGGAACTACGATCGTCCATACTACGCCCTCCTTTCTCAAAAAATTTTTATTCCAACGGCTACTTAAGCCGGGGGAATTTCGCGGCGCCCTCCGCTTTCGCGTTCTGAGGGCGCTGTGAGCCGTTTTGCGTACCCCCAACGATTCTATCGGCGTCTGCCTTCAACGCCTCAGGTGTCGTTCCCAGCAGGCCACAGATGGCCCTTGCCTGCATGGTCTTGCCGTAGCGCTGAAAAATGCTGTTCACGATACCGGAATCGATGCCCAGGCGGCGGGCCGTGCTCTGGCAGTCCTCCAGCGTGTCAGCCGTTCCGTTGATTTCTTTTTTCGCCCGCTGTACTGCGCTCTGCAGGTTGACTCCGGGAAACATCTTCCCGATAGACGCCAGGATCTGCTCCATTCCCATTTTCCTTCATCTCCTTGATCTGGGCCGTCAGACCCTTGATGATATCGGACATGTCAGCCATGGCGGTCTGCATCTCGCTCATGAGCTGCTCCTGCGTCTTGGGTGGGGTGATGATCCCCAGCTCCACCAGCTTGTCATAGTACTGCTGCGTGGTGCCCTCCAGCTCCGCGTAGGCCGCGCAGGTCTTGCCGATCAGCTGCTGCTTGTTGCCAAAGTAGTCCGCCTGCCAGATGTCTCCTCCGTCGACAAGGCACATCAGACAGGGGCTGCCGGAATATCCGGCGATTGCGAATTCATTCACGGGCCGCACCTCCTTGTTGACTAAATTGTAAAACAAAAAAGACCCAACAAAGGGCCTGAAAAGGGTCCCCGTTGGGTCTTTCTTTCACTTGTTATTAACGGCGTCCGCGATCTTGCGGTAGCCCCTGCGCCTGCACTTCTTTACGTATTCCTGCGACGCGAAAAGCCGGTCGGCTACCTGCTGGCGGGACTTCCCCCGCACGTCGCACTCGATGATACAGAACGCCTCGTCTTCCGGCAGCTCCAGGCCGGCGATGAAACTCACCGCCCGCTGGGGCGCCATAGACTGTAGTTTCGCGCGGATAGCTCGATGTGTCGGATTCATGCTGATTCCCACGCCGTGAGCTTGCGGAGCTTGCGCGGAGACGGAGGGCGGCGGATCGTAGCCTCACGCCTCGCTCAGATTTGTGCCCGACTTGGGCACTACTTTCCCAACAACTTACCCCACGTGCCGTTACCGGCGATACCGTCAGCGCCAAGAGAATATTTGGTCTGGAACTTCTTCAGCGCCGCCTCCGTGCCTGCGCCGAAGTCGCCGTCGGTACCGGCGCTGCCGCAGCTGAAGCCGTTGGCGATCAGCGCCGCTTGCAGGGTTTTCACATCGTTGCCCTCCATGCCTCGGGACAGCTGCCGAACCTTGACGGTGACGGTCTTTTCGACCACCGGCGCGGCGGGCTGTGTGGTGGGCACAACCGTGACGCCGCTCATGGCTCTCTTCACATCCTGCCGGAAGCCCGCCATCGTGTAGCCGATGCCAAGCCCCGTCCACAGGTGTTCCGGGTCAACGTGACCGGAGCCGATGCCCCGCTTGCCGCACTCATAATGAGACAGGATCACGCCGTCCTTCAGCGGGTCAAGGTTATACTTCTTGCACAGCATGGCAAATAACTCCACGGCGGCCTTATAAGCCGTCTCGCACTGCTTGAACGCCTTGTCCTTGTCTGTAATGGTGAACTTGGCCCCGGTGGTGTACTTGATGGCGGAGGGTTCGCACATCTCCACGCCCACGTGGGTGTTGTTGGCGGAGCCGCCCACGTGCCATGCCCGGAAGTTCCACGGCAGACACTGGTACACCGCGCCGGAGTTGGCATCAATGAACGCGTGGACGCAGGCCCGGTCATAGCTGGGGCTGTTCCACTTCTTGGTGAACACCTGCGCCGACGGCTGGGCACAGCCTACAGAGTGCAGTACAAGCCCTTGAGGGCCGCGCCGCTGGAACGTGGTGTACCGGTCGTCGGCGTTGGCAATGTTGGCATGATAGCAGGGGTTCAGCGTTAGGAAGTTCTCAATCAGCTGCATCCGTTTTCACCTCGCCGTTGACCACCTTCGCCGCAGCGCAGATCTTGTCGATCATGTCGCTGACCTTCTGTCTGGCGGCGTCATCGTAATCGTAGTTGACGCTCTTGGCGGCCTGCTCTACCTTTTGCATAACCCACGCTTTGCGGGCCGCGCCGTCGGCAAACAGGTCCTCCGCGTCCGTCATCAGTGTCAGGACGATATCCACGATCTGCGGCCAGTTCTTCTCCTTTACGGCGGTCTGCACCGCCGCTACCAGACGGGCCACCACAGGGATGCACACCGCCAGACCGCCCAGAATGGCCGCAATCAGTTCTACCCAATACATAGCATTATTCATCGTTCAATTCCTTTCCGACTTCTCCGAAGTCTTTCCGTTTTTCAAACAGTGCCTTTGTGCAATACACCAGCACCACGCCGATGATCTCCGTGATAGCCGCGGTGCTGAGTGATTCCGCGATGTTGATGATCTCGCCGCTTTCCACCGGCCGCAGCGCCGCCAGGAACGCCAGCGCGTAGCTGCACCACACCCAGAGCAGGCCGTTCAGCAGGCACAGCCACAGGATTTTCTTCGTGGTGGGCGTCCTGCGCTTTTTTTTCACCCGCTTTCCGCTCATGGCTCCACCCAGTTCAGAGAGCTGGCGACGCATAGCTTGTTGTAGTCAACCAAGCTCACCGTCTCGCTCCAGTTGTCCAGCACCAGCAGGAACTTTGCCCGCTGGTACTCCTCCACGCCCACCAGCACCACGCTGTGGTCGTGGTAGTAGCCCCGGCCATCGTCCCACAGGTTGAGGACGGCGGGAATGCCCCGTTCCGCCAGCTTGCGGGCCGTCAGCCAGTTCCAGCCCACCACCTTGCCGTAGGCGCTGCGGGGCGTTCCCGGCTCGTGCAGCACCCGTAGAAGCTCCTTGGTGATAGCCTTGACTGTCAGAGGATTCGTGCCCTTCCTGTCACCGTCATAGCCATGCTTGGTGGCGATGTGCTCAATGGTGCCGTACCACCGTGCCCCGTAGATGCAGGCCAGCGAGGTCAGCGTACAGTCCAGCTCCTTGCCGTAGTTCTTTTGCAGCAGCCCGTCCAGCGGGATCAGCTTCCGGTAAGTCTGCTTCCCCCGCTTGGGGTACTCCATTTCCAGCCAACTGTAGTCCAGTCTGTGGGTCATGCCGGTTCCCCCTTTCGGATGGGCAGGCGGCGCACCTCTTCCATCACGCGCTTGGCGCTGCCGTTGCCACCCATTTTCTCATACGGCGCGTAGAGGTAGTCGTTTAGGTTTTCGTACTCATCCTGCGTAATGTGCCCCCGCTGCACATACACCATACCCAGATGCACGATCCGGTCATGAGCCAGCCCTACCAGCATCTTCCGCTCTGCGTCGTTTTTGTCGGCCCGTTTGGCTACCAGCGCCCACAGGCCGCCGCTGGTCAGCGCGGCCACCACGATGGCACTGATGGCCGGAATAACATACTGCCACATATCAGACCTCCTCCCATCCATATACACCCGGCTCCCACACGTTGTTGTCACAGATGCTGCGCCATGTTTTGCCGCCGTGTGTCACCTTGTCGCCTGTCATGTAGGGGTTGGTGCTGTCTGGCCGCTGCCACGCGGGGATGACGGCGGGGTCGGGGATCAGCACCTGTGCCCACAGGCTGGGCGCGTCCGCCGGGTTCCAGCCTGACTGCGATGTGTGGGCCTGTAGGCACTTGTAGACGTATCCCCCATACAGCCGCCGGTCTCCCGCGGCATAGGCCGCCCCCTCGCCGTCCCACGGGCGGTAGAGCAGCGGCGCTGCCGCCGCCTGTGCGTCCGTCAGCACCACCGCTGCGGCATCCATACTGGCCCGAATGGCCTGGGCCTGCGCCATAATGTCAGTCCTCATCTGTCACCACCCCTAACGTCTGCAAAGCCGCCTTGTACTGCTCAATTTCTTCCTGGGCGGTCAGCACCTCCACGCCATCCCGCCAGAACTTTCCTTCACTATACGTGTCCCCGATGCCCACCGGGCGGTCATGGAGCGCCACCGCACCGGGGAAATCCCCGGCGTTGGTCTCTCGCAGAACAATGACGTTGGTCACCGTTCCGTCTGTCACGATTGCGTATCTCATGCCGCCACCTCCTTGTGCTGCCGGATGACCACAATGCCGTCGGCCGGAGCAATGTTATAAGCACCGCCGTTGCCGGAGTTGGGTACGGTGGCGGTCAGGTTATCGCCGCCGCCGGAAGCATATAGGTCGCCGTCTGCTTCGCCAAATTCACGTGTGGTGGTACCCTGGCCCTTGCCGCCAGCAGTTGTAGCAGTCGTACCATCGCCCCCATCCGTACCACCAGCGGCGGTACTGTAGTTGGCATGTACCCCACTGACATTCAGACCACCGCCGCCAGAGCCACCGTCTGCGCCCGGCTGCTTGGATGTGTTATATCCTCTCTTAGAGCCCTTTCCTCCCAGTGCAGATGCGGCAAACGCCGATGTTGTGCCACCATCCGTACCGTTCAAACTACCTTCAGTAATGTTTTTGCCCGCCGCGCCTACCACGATGGAATAGGTGGTATTGGCCGTCAGCACCACAGACCGCACGGTGGTGGTGTAGCCTGCGCCACCACCGCCGCAGAGTACATAGTTTCTTCCTCCGCCGCCACCTACCAAAAATGCATCAATCACCATGTCTTTCAATGGCGTGAACGGGCCGCTGGACAGAAACTTGATGCGCCAGTCTCCTCCGCCGTCGTCCAGCACCTGATACGTGCCGTCGCCGCCCGACCAGTTGAAATCCTCGCCGATGATGGGCACGGAAATGGCGCTGCCGCCCACAAAAATACCCTCTGTCTGGATCATACCATCACCACCTCCACCGGAATATCGACCGCGGGCACAGCGCCCGCCGCCTTGACCGTCAGCGAACCCGCCGCCTGCGCCGTCACACGGGGCTGCGCCGCGCCCCACGCGGCGAACTGCTCGTCGGTGGCGCTCTGGGCGATCCGCAGGCTGCCGTTGGCGGTCGCCGTCACGCCGGAGACGGCCAGCGTCTGCACGCCATTGCTCCACCCCGCCGCCGTCAGCGTGGCGGCTTTTGACACAGACTTGTCGGCCTTGTCCTCCACCAGCTTGTACACGCTGTTCAGCGCCTTGGGGGTGACGGCCTTGTCGGTGTCGGTGCGCTCGTAGCTGTCCACCAGATAAGTGATGCCCTTGCTGCCGGTGCTGGCGCTGGGCAGGCTCATCGCACCCAGCGTGTCCGTGTCCGTAAAGCCCAGGTATTTGCCCTTGGCCCCGGTGATCTTGTCCTGCTTGTTGCCCACCTCGGCCAGATCGGTGTTGAACTGCGTCTCCGTGCCAGTGTAGCCGCCGTCCTGGGCGGATTCGTAGGCGCTCTTGCCGTCCGCGCCGGGAGTACCCGGTGCGCCGTCCTCACCCTGAGCCTGCACCCCGGTGTCCGTGGTCCCGATCCACCAGTGGCCATTGGCCCCGATGTTGGGCGTGATGCCGTCCTCGCCTTTGATGAGCAGTCCCGCCCCGCTGGCGGGCCACGCCGTGCCGCTCCAGAAATAGAGCCGCCCGTCCGCGTCCACCAGATAGGTCTTGCCCATGTCGGCGGCGGTCAGCGTGGGCAGGTCGGCATAGGTGGGCACCGAGCCGTCGATCTTCAACCCGTCGCCCTTGTCGCCCTTGGCGTTTACGCCGGTATCCATGTCGCCCACGTACCAGTGTCCGTTGTCCCCGATGTGGGGTGCGGTTCCCTGGGGACCGGTGGGGCCGGCGTTGCCATTCCAGATGGTTTTCTCTATGGTGTTCACCTGGGAAGCCGCGCCGGTCGCGTCGTACACCGTCTCCGTGATAGTCAGCTTCACGCCGCCGTTGGGGTGTTCGTCTGTCCCCGGCACAGCGGCGGACGTGACCGTCACATCGCTGCCGTGGGTGCCCGTGTCACCTCTGGCCACAACGCCCGTATCGGTGTCGCCTACCCACCAGTGGCCGTTGCTGCCGATGGTGGGAGAATCGCCCTGAGGGCCTACCAGGCTTGCCATAAAGTCAAACCGTACATTGTAACCGTTGTCCGTAGGGGTGATATTGCTGATGACCCACATATCGCCGTAGCTGTTGAGGATGAGGTCGCCGACCGCCCAATCCTCCGGCATGGGGTTAGCGCTGGGGAAAGACATGATCAGGTAATCGCCGGGTGAGCCACGCCCTCCCAGATCATACGCGTGGATCATGTGCCCGTTCTTGCCCCGCAGGTCTCCCGTGGTCAGCGTCGTGCCGTCCGTGGTCACGATGGTCACCTTGCCGGTGTCCTCGTCGTAGGCGAAGCTCTTCACGCCGCCGTGGCCGTCCAGCCACGTCATCAGGGACGCTTTCAGCAGCTGCCCCGTCAGCTTCTTGGCCGCCCCGGCCTGCTCCAACACGAACAGGTCGGTAACGCCCATGGCCGTCACCTCCGGCAGCTGGCCGATAGATCTGTCAGCCATCTTCCGTCACCTCCGTTTCCTCCGTCGCCGTCGCTAGCAGGCCGTCCAGCACCTGCATGCACCCCAGCAGCAAGTCAAGATTGCCGCTGCCGTGTACCTCGATCCGATCCAGCGCCAGCCGGACGGATTGGATGGTGTTTCTTTCGGTTGTTTTCATGGAGTCCTCCTTTATTCGTGGCCCAATACATACAGAAGGTGGTAAGAGCCGTCTTTTCCGAGGTAATTGATCGTCTTCCCGGAAAAATAGAAGCCGCCAACCTTTAGCGAAAGTGTCGCCACGCTGGAAGAATCTACCGTGCCGCTGTAGACGCTGCCGGTAAACAGTTTTTCGATGTTCGCCACGCGGCTCTTGATGCCGTTAATGGTCGCACCGTTGATCTCGCAGTAGTTGGCCTCCAGGTAGCTGGTGGTGATCTGGTTGCTCTCCAACGAGGATATCCGCGCCACGGCGGCGTTCAGGTCAGAGATACTGGCCTTATTTGCCACCAGACTGTCGATCTGTGCCACCTGCGTGTTCAGCGCCCCGATGTCCGCGGTGTTTCCGGCAATATCCGCCGTGTTCTGCGCCGTCTGCTTCTTCTGTCGCACGGCGTCCCGCTCCTGAGCGGACAGATACGGATACTCGTTGTCGATCTCCTCCTCCGCCGGAGCGCTCACCGTCGCCCGGAACAGCCGGGAAAACGTGGTCGTCTTGGCGTGTATCCCGCCGTAGATGCCGCCCACGGTCACGCCGTCGCCCAGCTCCGCCGCCGGGTCTAGCAACGCGTCAGCGGCCTCGTAGGGCTGATAGCGGTAGTTCTTAACCGCCGCCAGAATATTCGCCGCCAGCGTGTCGCCCTTAGTGGTGGGCAACAGCGGCACGTTGACCGTCAGCTCCCGCCCCGTATCGTCGCCGGACGTGTAGCTGTTGGTGCCGTCCGTCACTGTCACCTTGCTGTAGGGCTGCAGCTTGTCCGCCTCTGTCAGACTGGACGCACTGTTTCCTACAAAAATTTTACCCGACAAGAATCCTGTCACCTCCAAACGTGATGGCATTGCCTCCGTTGTCCACCAGATAATTGGTCTCCTTCGGCAGACTGTTCAGCAGCACCAGCCGCAGCTTGCCCACCGGCGTCATGCACCAGTTGCCGCCGTACCACCCGGCGATGGCCTGTAGCAGCTCCCGGCAGGTGTAGTTTCTGGGATTTGTCACCTTGTAGTTCTTGCCGCTGGCGGAAAAGAAGCTGTCCGTCTCGCTGTCCAGCGTGATCCCGACTTGGGTACAGACCCGGTTGACGATGGCGATATCCGTCACGCCGCCGCTGGCCACGCTGCCGGTGTACCACTGTTCCGTGGCCAGCATCTTGTCATAGCCGTGCAGCGTCAGCACGCCGGTCTGCTTGTTGTAGCTCCGCTTGTCCACGTTGTACACGCCCTGGGCCACCCATTCGCTGGGCTCGCCGGAATCGCCCACAAGCCGCACCTGCGGTCTTAATTCAGCCATTCTGGCCACGCTGGAGGAGAGCACCCCCAGCAGCTGCACGGATATCTCCCCGGCCACCGCCCCGCCCACCGTGGGGGTGTCCCCCGCGAATAGGGCGATGGCGGTTTTCAGAGAGCCTTTAATAATGGTGCTTTCTCCGTAGGCTGTGCCATCCACCAGCAGCCGGGATTCCTTGGTGTGAGAACCCGTCAGGAGCTCCTGATATCTCGCGCTTACTTCCTGCATCGCTCACCTCTCGATCAGCGGGAATGTGATCCCGCTCCACCAGTCCGCGCTCGG